CACTCCAGACCCCAACGACAAGAAGAAGCTGGCAGACATGTCCTACACTGGCATCAAAGACTTGATGAACAATTATCTGGATATGGCTACAGCAACGTCTACGAAGTCTGGTCTTGGTCAACAATATCAAGCTGCCATTAACAACTTTGCAGACTACTCAGGTATTCAGCGACAGATGCGTGAAGTCGCTGACATCTTGGATGCTGGTGGAGCTAAGCAGAAAGCACAGAACCTGTATGAACTTACAGACAAGTTGAAGAAGTTTCAACAGTCTGAACCTGCAATCTCCACAGCGGTTGATGAAAGCAAACGAATTAAACCACTGGACGAGGTGAGAAAGTTTGTACCAAAGCTGGCAAAGGGTGGTCTAGCAAGTCGTCGGTAATAAGCACCGACAATAAGAAAGGGGAGCCTATGTAGCTCCCCTTTTTGTTTGGCCTACCCCGTAGGAGTCGAACCTACAACCTACGGATTTGGAGTCCGTTGCTCTGCCAGTTGAGCTAGAGATAGATGGAAGCGGGGGAAGTATTCGAAACTTCTGCGTAGAGCTTATGAGACTTACGGATGCCCTGAATCCCCGCTGTCAATGTTATATCACACCTTGAACGCTTCTTTCAACTGTTCTGTTGCAGCTTCAATAAGCTTGGGATGACGGAACTTAAACATGTCAGGAATCTCCAACACATAATGTTCCATGTTGTCGATCAGTTCTTTGTGATCATAGCAAGCTGAGATGTAATTGCCATCATCAACAAACACTACAACATCAGCCCACTGTAGCTGCACCTCATCAAGCACAATCAATGCATACTCACTGGATGTACCAACAGCACGAGTGTTGTAATTGAAGGGTTCGTTAGACAATATCCACGCCAGTGTAGGGCTACGCAGCAGTCCAGCAGAACAGACACACAGCACCTTCTTTGCATCCCCTTGATTGGGATTTTTCATGTTATGAAGTCGATTGAATGTTGTCATTTTGTAATCCGTGAAAGGTTGTCAAAGTATGCAGCGTTGAAGCCACGTTCCCATTCCATACCAGCCAAGCTAGATGGATCGTAGCTGTTGGTCAGCCAACCACGACTGAAGGCATAGTAGCCCTTGTCAAACTGGATACGCAGCAAATGTTGTGGTCGTTTAAACTGTTGCATGATTGTCTCCATAGAGTTCGTTGCTAAGCAGATAACCTTCTAGCTCCCACATCTTGTTGATGGCATCCTCGTAAGCATACTTCTCGCCAAGGGCTGTGTTGAACTTAGCAGGGTCTACACAGGCACTCTTACCAATGATAAGAAAGCCACAATACAGATGCATGAAGCAGAGCGTTGTTGTTGTGTCAGGCACCACATAGTACTCCACCTTCTTAGTCTTCTCGGCCATGTCTGTCGTGGTGATAGAGGTGCGCTTCACGGGTTTATTCGGTTGGTTCATCTTCATCGGCCTCATTAACTTTTTCTGTGATGTACTGATAGGCCAACACAGCAGCGATGTGTGCATTGCTTTCTTTGTTGACTGGTTCAGGGGTGAACAAGATTTGCATTTCAAGACCTCCATCGTTGTTGTCAGTGAAGATGATGGTGGCTTTATTAACGGGTGGCATAAGTATGCTCCTTTAGTTGGTGGATAGGAAGGTTGTAACAATCGCTCTTAACTACATAGCCATTGTCGGGATCAATTGTACCCTTAGTCATATACTTTGAGTCAAGCATGTATTGTTGTTTTTCGTACACACCCAAGAACCAACCCACACTGAAGTCGTTCTTGACACGAACGAAAGCATAGTAGTCACACTCTTGGGTTGTATTCAAAGCAGCGATAGAGCACTCGTAGGTTGTCAAAGGTTTAACAGAAGTCTGCTTAGTCTTCACATCCACTGTCTTGCCGTTGCACAAGATGAGATCATAGTCGTAGGTGTTAGCGAGTACACCTCCCATAACCTGCTCAGCAATAGCTTCACCGATGAAGCCAGCTAAGTTGCCTGCCCCACTGATGATGCTATTGCGTAGCCTACCCATCTCTGCCGCCTTGTCTCGGGCAGTGACGAGCATGTCGCCTGTGATGACAATCTCAATCACTCAGTATCACCAATTAAATTCATTTCACCAATGTAGATTTTGATGAACGGTAATAGGATGATGATACCAATGAATGCAAACAACCCATCAGTTACTTCATCAGTGTCAGCGATATGACAGATGTCTTCGTTGTATTCAATGTCAAAGCCGATGCCTTGTCGTAAGTTGATAACCATCATAGACTTGTTCCTATTTCTGTGAATTCAAAAGAGAGTTGCCAAAGATGTGCATAGCTAGGTTGATTGCGAAGCCATATCAGAAACTTACTCTGTGCTTCAGATATGGTGGCAGCTTCAACATGCAACACACCCTTGAACACATTGTTTTGGCTGCTATAGCTGACAGTGAAGTGTCTCATGCTGCCTTACCCCACACATCATCCCATGTCCCTGTTTGGGCACCCTTACTGTAGTCTGTCACCTTCTGTTCAAAGAAGTTGGTGTGGGATGTACCAAGCATACCATCAACCCAAGGCAGAGGATTCTTCTTTATCTTGTAGATTCCTTTCATGCCCATTGAGATGAGGCGACGATCAGCAATGTAACGAATGTATTGCTTCACTTCTTCTTTGGTAAGCTTCTCAACTTCCAACATACCAAAAGCAAGATCAATGAACTTGTCCTCAATATCCACCATCTCTTGAGCAATCTTCTTAATCTGCTCAGGTGTTGTTTCATCCTGATGATGTTTAACATATTCTCTGTATACCTTTATCATTCCTTCAGCATGCATAGTCTCGTCGGTGATGGACCAGCTAATGATCTGACCCAACCCCTTCAACTTGCCGTTACGTGCGAAGTTTAGCAGCATGACAAAGCTAGAGAACAGTTGCATGCCTTCACCAAACGCAGAGATTGTAGCGATCTTTTCAGCCATTGGCGCACCATCAATGCGCTGAACATACTCATGCTTGTCCAACATCTCTTTGTACTGCAAGAACTCGTTGTAGGTTGATTCAGGCAATCCAAGTGTCTCAATCAAATGAGCATAGGCAGCAACGTGCAAAGCTTCACGGGCAGCAAAGCCACTCAACATCATCCTGATTTCATGGTTGCGAAACGCAGGGATGTAATGGTTGTGGTAGCCACCACCAATGTCCAAGTCGCCCTGTACAAAGAAGCGCAATATCTTTGTCAGAAACTCTTGTTCATCTTTGTTGAGTTTCTTATAGTCTTTAACGTCCTCAGACATTGGCACTTCGCTGTGCAACCAATGACTCTGCTCATGCTGCAACCAAGCGTCATGTGCCCAAGGGTAGGTGAAGGGACGGAACGCTGTAGTTTCCGTATCCATTTTATATTGTTTTATCATAGTCATCCTTCGCAAGCTAAGCAGGTGTCACCATCTGCAATTTGTTTCAAATCAATTTCGTCTTCAATGCGTTGACGCTTTATCTGAGCACCAACCTTGTCTGCCTTACGCACCTTCTCGCTGCGTAGATAGTACAGGCTCTTCAGTCCACTCTTCCAAGCTAAAAAGTGAATGCTGTGCAGATACTTCACAGACACGTTAGCCGGGAAGAACAGATTCACACTCTGTCCCTGATCAATATATTTCTGACGGTCAGCAGCAAGCTCAATCAACCAGCGCTGATCAATCTCCATCGCTGTCTTGTACACTTCCTTCAGCTTCTCAGGTACGTCCAGATGCTGGATAGAGCCATCGTTGCTGATGATGGATGCCCATGTATCGTCATCGTCCATACCAAGCTTCTCAAGCTCTGCTTTGAGGAAACGATTCTTGTACACGAACGCACCAGATAATGTATCCTGACGGAATACATTGGCGCGGTAGGGTTCGATTGATGGGCTGGTGTTGCCCATGATTAGGCTGCTGCTGGCATTGGGAGCAATAGCAGTCCAATGACTAAAACGACGACGAACACCACTGAGATGTGCATCAGGGCATTCGCCACGTGATGTAACCAAGATAGCGTCACCAATCGTGCATTGGTTGTGGATGTGTTTGAAGATTTCATTGTTGTAACTCTTAGCTATTACACCATCGATGGCAACACCTTTCTTTTGCAAGAAAGCATGGAAGCCTAATGTACCAATACCAATACTTCGTTCCATCATCGCACTAGAACGAGCACGGGCGATAGAGTCTGGAGCATTGTCAATAAAGTATTGAAGTACATTATCAAGCATCTCCATAACATCAAGTATAAACTGCTTGTTCTTTTTCCATTCATCATAGTACTCCAAGTTCAATGAAGACAAGCAGCACACGGCAGTGCGTTTCTCATTTGTCGGCAAGAAGATTTCAGTGCAGAGGTTACTACCGTTGATGGTCAAGCCTTTGTCTTTCAACCAAGACGGTAAAGCTTTGTTAGCTGTGTCGATGTAGATGAGGTAGGGTTCACCAGTCTGCATACGCAACTCAAGAATCTTTTGCCACAGATACTTAGCTGACACTGTCTCAATCACTTCACCATTGGCAGGGTTGACTAGGTTGAAGCTGTCGTCAGCATTGTCATCTTTCATGCATCTTTCAATGATGTTCATGAACTCATCGGTAATGTTAATACCGTGGTGCATGTTCAATGTACGCACGTTCTGATCACCAGTGGGCTTACGCATCTCCAAGAACTGGATGATGTCGGGGTGATGGATGTCAAGATAGGCAGCATAGCTACCACGGCGTGTACGTCCTTGACGGTAGGCCAATGAACTAGCATCATAGATTTTTAAGTGAGGCATGACACCAGTGGACTTGTCATCGCTGTTACGAATACCAACGTGAATACCAACACCACCACCCATCATCGATAGCCAGTTTGTCTCTGAAAGGTTATCGACCAAACCTTCTGCACTATCGTCCATGTAATTAAGAAAACAGCTAATAGGAAGCCCACGCTTAGACCTACCAAAAGATAGGACAGGAGTAGAATAGCTGAGCCAATGTTTACTAGAGTATTCATATAGTCGCTGAGCATGTTCTTGGTTGCTTGCGAATGAGGCTGATACAAATGCAAATCTTTCTTGCGGAGATACTTCGTCATCTTTCATGTAGCTTTCTTTAAGTCGTTGCCTACCTAGTTCGTCGAAAAGATTGTCTCGTGATAGGTCAATGTCAACCTTGAATGTCATGTAATACCTTAGTGTTATTGAAAAAGAAAGCAGCCGAAGCTGCTTAGGTGTTGGGGGATAGAAGTTATATCATCTATCGAATGTTCATTCTGTTTCCTTTGTTGGTGTAGCTTCTTTACCCGTTTCAATAGCATCTGTGATGCAGGCAATGAGAGCATAGCGGAGCAGAAACTCTTTAGCTGCTTCGTCCATGTAGACATTGAAGTCGGCAGAACCGTCTTCGTTTTCTCTGTAGTTTTCAAGTTCAATTTTCATTTCTTCCTCACTGCATAAATAATAAGACCAATGATTGTGCTGATCATTGTAGCCACATGAAATAGTGTTGGTGCCAGTACAAACCACCAAGACCAATCAATGAATTCTGTCAACTTCAACGTGATGAAGATGAGGGTTAATACATTTAGAAAGCCCATTAGAACAACTCCTTTTTCAGTTCTTTAATCTTCGCTGTCACATAGTGCGACAACACTTTGAAGTCAACCTTTGGATTCTTAAACTCTTTGATAAAGTTCCAAGTTTCCTCAGTGACTACATCGTACCACACGGTGTTGATCAGTCGAGGAATATATTTCGATGACCATCCACCCATCTCGTTGACAATCTTTGCTTCCACCTTGTCAACCAAAGCTTGCGTCACGTACTTAGCAGCAATCTTCTCTTCAACGATTTCACCACCAATGACAGGCGCACCCATCTCAAGGTGATGCTTGGCTTTGAATTCGTTAGCGACAATCTTAGCCCATGTCTGACGACCATACTTGTTCTTGTAGTCATAGTTCTTGATGACAACACCTTCACCAGCGCCCTCACCGTCCTTCACCAGATAGTGTGCCTTACTCAGACACTCAGTGAAGTGGTCGATGCTGCCGTTCTTGATGATGGCAATTGGTGCAATGATGTTGATGCCAGCAGCAACGAGTCCTTCAGAGTATTCGTCATAGCTGAGCAAGCGTTCTTTGCTACGGTCAAACACATCGAACACATAGAACTTGCGCCATGCATCGTCGTTGTAGGTCTTCAGTGTGTGCGGTACAAGCCATTCACCGTAGAGGACATGTTCGGGATTAGAATACATGTATGGAACAACAGAATAGTCATCAACCATAGCCTTCATAAAGCCAGCATTGTCGTTATCTATGGCAAGCTCACGGTTACGACTACCACAACTGAACGGTATGGTTTTGGTTGGGTCCATCCAAACACTACCGTTAGTACCGTCCAGCTTAGGGAACACATAGCATGTACCCACTTCAATGCCTTCAACTTCGGTGTTGCCGTAGCGTTCAAGGTGTTGATATTTAATGAAGCTCATACTTTCTTTTTCCTTTCAAGTTTCTCTTGATCAGTTTTGATTTTATGGCAAGGCTTACAAAGCACCTGAAGATTCTTTATCTCACAGAACACACGATCAATGAAGTTGTCCCATGTAGTGAAGCCCTTCTTAGGGTCCACCACAGGACTGATGTGGTCAACCTGAACGTCTGTAGCCACGAAATATTTAGAACACTCAGCACACTTGTAATGCATTGCCTGCTTACCCGTCTTAGCATTCACCTTCCTGCCTACGAAAGCTTCCTTCAAAGCCTTGTACTTGGGAGGCCAACGCCTTGACGCAGCACGTAAGGCAGAGGTCACGAAGCTTCTGAATCGTGCCTCTGTCCATTCACCACCATTGCGTTCTTTAACGGTCACGAGGGACCGCTTCAAACGCTATGTTGGTCATGTCGAGTTGGTCTTTGGTATCAACCAAAATGTTCTCAATGATGCCACACACATCAGCAACGTCGAGAGCAACGAAGTAGTAGTGCTGATCCTCTCGCTCTTCAACACCAACAACAAAGCCATTTTCTGCCGTACTAATTGTCACCCTCATGTGAGTCCTTCTACGTCTACATTCCTGTAGCAAACGTCTTCAATGTTGAGTCGAGACAGCGCATATGTTACATGCTCTTTCAAGTCTTCAACAAGCAAGTCTTCATGGGTGTAGATGCTGTCAAGTTCTGAGTTGTCTACTTCGGCAACAAAGGTCAGTGTAATCTTAGCCATTGTTTTTTCCTTCAAGTTCAATCAGCAGATCGATGTAATGCTTTGCTTTCTCAAGGTCAGCAATACCACCTTTGTCGCGCCAACGAGTGACATACTTGATGACGTTGCCTTCAAAGTAGCCAATCTTGTTGGTGTGGATGTACTCAACAGGTTGAATACCATGCTTCTTGTAATGATCACCAGAAACCTGCACAGCCAAAGCATTGAAGGCTACATCCTTCGGGTCATACTTAGGTGGTGGAATGACTCGTTGTGCCATAGCTTCACCGTGGTTGTCAATGTTCTTGAACACATCAACGGCTACCCACTTGGTGTACATGTCTTTACCACCCACTGAGTTTGCACAGCAACTATCACAAGGCTCAGCACCAGCAGGGTAGTCTCCATAAAAACAGTTCTCACAGTTCTTATCTATCACTGCACACCCCCAATCGTTTTCGTATATTTAGACAATACAAACTCCGCATCCTTGACATCATCAAGTTCTTCAAAAGCAGACTGGTTGTATTGCTCTTTCACCTTGTCGAGGAAGCGAGCAGCGAGAGCAGGGTCTTCATCAATGAGTTGAACAGATGTTGCAATCACCATAGCAATATGAACAAGACTACCGAAGTCTTCTTCACTCATCGTGACAGGACCAACACCACTAATCATCACTTGAAAATTCCCGTCCCACTTCTCACCTTCTTTGTAATGAGGACGTATCACAAGAGCTACATCGTTTGGTTTCAGTTTGTTAAGTCTGGTGGCTTCCATATTTGACCTTCATGTCTGCGTAGAAAAAGTAGATGTGCATTCTCTATGACACGTTCTTCAACACCATCATAGGCTTCAACACATCGTTGATACATTTCAC